CATCTGCTGGTATTACAAATTCTCCCTCAGAGATCATTGCAGGTATATCGTCTGCTACTTCTGATGGTGTTGAACCTACTGGTGGATCGTTTTTCATAGTTGTACCGCCCTTGTTAAATGTGCCTTTTGCTAATTCTGGAGACATCTGTTTATGTAATTTTTTATCATACTCTCTTAGTGTTTCATGGGAATTTGATGAAGTCCATTTAATACCACTATCTATTGCTTTTTGTATTGCTTCTTTTTCAGATAATTCTTTTCCATCATATATTGATGGTATTAATGTAGGTTTTCCTTTATTTAATTTTGGATGATTAACTTGCCTAGTAAATACTGTTTGTGTTTTATCATCTTTTGAACCAGAAAAAGATCTAGGAACTGTTTTACCTTCTTTAATATTATTATAGTGATGTTCTAAAATAGGATCTATAGTTCTTTTTACTGGTGTACCACCCTTGTTAAAATCTACTGCACCTACTTTTTTTATTTTATCTAGATGTTCTGGAAAAACCATAATCTGTTTAGATCTGTCACTAAAATTATCATAAATTACAGAATCATATCCTCTTGCTTTTATCTTATCTATATTATTTTTTAAATATACTCTTTGTTTATTTGATTTAACTACATAAGGATTTTTTACATCTAGATTAAATTCTTTTATATTCTGTCCTAAATTTCCTAAAGGTTTACCTTCAACATTTTGATTTTTTAATATATTTTCTACCTTTACCATTTCACCTTTAAAATTATGAATTGCACCTGTTTTTATTTCTTTAGGAGTAACTACTTTTTTTTCTAACAATTCTGGTAGTCTAGCCCTTTGTGCTGGATTAAGTTTTTCAAAATCTTTTATAGTTCTTATATTTGCATATTCTCTTGCAATTTTAGGATCTATAGTAAAATAAAAACCTTCTCCGAAAAACTGATCTTGCTTACGAGAAGTACCAATATCCATCGTTTGATATTCTTTATCTGATCCATGAAATGCTCGTAACCCACCTTCTTTCGGTTGGTCTGGTAAGTCTTTCTTTACCTTATCTGGTAAGTCATCAAATATTTTTTTCAGAAAGTTTACAGCATACTTTGCTACTGCCTTTTTACCTACAGGCATACCACCTTCACTGTATGCAGTTACATCTTTATAAACAGGGTGAGTTTTTATTCCTTTACTACTACTTTTATTTATATACCCTATAACTTTACCAAATTTTAATTTTGCTTCAGGTAACAAAGGTCTTAATCTTGGTTCATCAGGATTATCTGGATATGTTTCTAATTTAGCACCTTTACTAAACCTAGTATTTAAAGCATAAAAATGTTTTCCTCTATGATCAATAGAAACTAATTGGTTAGTATCTTCTATATCTGGATCTCTACTTTTCCATTCCCAATTTCTTTTCTTTTTTGTTGAAGTTGGTTTTAACAAATTTACTTTAGTAGCTGCTTTATTTTTTCTATTCTGACCTTCATATTTATATAAAGAACCTTTAAGTGTTTCATCTACTTCATCTGCTACTTTCATTGAAGGTTTAACTTCTGTATGATCTACACCAGTTTTATTTTCAGTTGATATCCTTGCTTTTCCAAAACTTTTTGCTGTTATGTTTTCTTTTGTTACAGGATCTAAATAAGCACCGCCTGAATAATCTTCTCTACTTATACCTAATTCTTCTAGCTTATCTCTATTTACAGGTCTAACATTACGAACAGTATTACTACCTTTTCTATCCAGTACCTCATCTGTTTGTTGACCTAGAGTAGATAGCTTTTTACCATATTCTTTTTTTGCAGCACTAAGAGCTTCTGGACCCTTATCTTTCGAGTCTTTTACCAAATCTTCTAAAAAGTTTACAACATAGTTTACTGTAGATTTTTTCATGGGTATTTTCTATCTGCTGCTGTTTTAACTTCTATCTGCATATCCCTTAACTTTCTCAGCATATGCAATTTACCTTGAGCTTTCCACATTTGCACTTCACTTTCGCCTTGCTCAAACTCTCTAATTGTATCATTAATCTTACTATCTATATACTCCTGAAATAGATCATTGAAGTCTGGTTGGTTGACCAGTGGGAGGAGTGACTGGGCGAGGTTGCGGTGCATTGGTGGCTCCTTGTTGTGGTGCAGGTCTACGTTGTTGTTGTCCAGCATTAGCTCCACCACCTGTTGGGAAACCTTGCTGTCCTGGACTTGGAGCAGTACCTACACCTATGTTACCTCCTCCACCTCCAGTAGGATCATTTGGATTGGCTCCTGCTGGTGGACCTTCTGGTTGCATTTGTTGTTGCATCTGTTGCATTAGTACTGCCTGACGCATTGCTTCTTCTGGATTGTTTGTAATCTTATCTACATCTAGATCCATTGTTCTACCGATCTCCCTCATGATATATGGAAACTTGGCAAATGGGGCGAGGACAGGATTACTTGCAATTTGTAAAAATGTTATTAGACGTTGTGATCTAACTTCGTTCTTCATAAAGCTCTCTGTACCTCTAGCCCTAACTTCTAAATCACCTTTGATCTCTGAGTCAAAATCAAACTGCATATTAAATGCAAATAGTGCTTCACCCATAGGACGTAGCATATAGTCATCTATATTTTTGATAACTGTACGAATAGAACTGGTGGCTGCTCCCATTAACATTGAGATACCCGATGCGGTCCTACCAGTACCTTGAACACCTGTTTGCCCATATGAGTAAGAAGGTAATCCAGTTGACTCATCGGCTAATACCCTAGCCTTGTCAAACAACTGCATATTCTCATTACTTACATTAGGAAACTTAGTACCAAAGATAGCTTGTCCTGGTGCGCCACCTTGTCTCCTGAAGATTTTTCCTGGATATACTGTCAAGTCTTGTCCTGGAACTAGGTTAGACTCGTCTACTTCTATAAGTAAGTTACCAGACAATACCGCATTATCAACAGCAAGACGCATAAAACCATTCATCAATGTTTGAGTATCATCCATGTTTTCTGCTAAACCAATACCAAAGAAACTGTATGGGTTAATCTCGTATGGTGCAGAACAGTACGGAATACGCTTGGGTGTAAATGGATTTATTACTAGTCGTAGTATTTCATCATTACATACCCAACAGTTAATCTGTATCTCTTCTTTCTTTTTTAGTTCCTTTGGTAGTTTAATACCTGCTTCTTTAGCTATCTCAGTATCTACTGTACCCCAGAACTCTATGACTTCAAATCTTTCTACTCCACCGTAGGAATCACCACCATCAGAGTCTATGCCATAGCTATCTGACTCTATATCATCTTCCCACCACTCACGAGTGTAGTCTTCACCATACTCTATGGCTCGTTCTATTGCTTTCATTCTAAAGAATGGACGTTTCTTTAATGCTCTAACCTGAGATCGTGTCATACGGTGACGCTCAATAACATACATAGCGTCTTCCATATTAATAGCATCAGGATCTGGGTAGAAGTTCCATATAGATGTATACTCTACTTTAGGTATGGTCTTAACAAGTGGTTCATAGTCACCCTCATCATTCCAATTAGGATATTCTTTGTTAAAAGCAAATGGACCCTTCATTATACCTGTACCAAACAGGACACATTCAAATGCAGAGAACCTAAGATGCTTGGTAGCAGCAGACTCTTCTAGTTGATCTCTAATCTTCTTCTCCATTTTCTTAGCAGCAATCATAGCTGGTTCAAATGTAATAGAGGATTGAGTTTGACCTACACCTTTTTCTAGGTTTTCTATTCCCTTTAACTTATTTTCTAGTGGACCTAGCTTGGCTAGTAGTGTATCAGCAGTTTCACCTACATTAAAGTCTTTACCGTCACCATTAAATCCATATACTAATGGAAGATCAGGCATTTCTGGTTCTTCTTCCATATCAGCAGGTTTTTTAGGATCTATATGGGCAGCTTCAACTACACCTTCTGGCAAGGTAGTAGGTTCTACACCGATTGGAAATCTATTCTGGCTAAACAGTACATCACATAGCTGACTAAACGCTGCTAGTACTTTTGTTTTAGTTACCTTAATAAAGACACGAGACTTCTCAGCATCTGTAAACTTAACATCAGGACCATAGATACCTCTATAGTTTCTATAGGATTGTAACCACCGTGCCTCATCTGTATATCGTGCAGTCTTAGCACCAGTATATTTTTTCTCAATATAACTTATAAGATCATCATATTCAGTAGATTGATTAGAATCCTCTAGTGCAGTATTCTCATCAGTATCTAAAAAATCATCAGCCATTTAGTATCCAAACATATTATCAGAAGGTTTCCAGCGTTGTTTAGGGATATTTTCCCATGCTGTAGTCTTATTCATTGGTCTTGACATTACCATATACCTTAGTGCGTCATATAAGTGATCTTCAGACTTTGTATCTACATCCTCTGGATTACGCTTATCTAACGGTAGTGCAGGTAGCTGACTTATTAAATTACGGCAACTATCCATTATAATTAATTTAGGTTCTTCTGTATCTTCATCTAACTGTAGACGCTTGTGCATCTCTATCTTACCTGCTACCCTAGATCCTGGAGATCTGTCAGAAGGTCTAAATCTACATCCCTCTCTATTCATAGTCTCCGCAATAGATGGACCTACATCACCTCGCTTGGCCCAACAGGAACTGTCTAGTACAGCATCATATATTCTACCATCAGGTTCTTCAGCATCTAGTATAGCCCATGCTAACTTGTCTGCTGTCAGTTTATTAACATATAACTCACGATAGATCCAAAGAACATCATCGTAATCAATAGCTCCCCAAAGAACAGCAGAATGAGAAGAATAACCAAAGTCGCATGATCTGATCTTAGTCCAGCCACTAGGTACTTCAAATGCTTCGACAGTGTGAATATCTTTATCAAATTCTGGAAACGCTCCATCCTCGACAACATCCCAATTCCCATATAAAAACTGTTGGCGTTTGGCCTCTGGTAGTGACCCCAACATTGATACATAACTATGGTCTTGTGTCAAGTACGGATTATCCCATACTGACGCTGCAATAAACTTACGACTAATACCAGATACTATTTCCTGTCCATTAGCAGTAAATCTTACTTCTTCTACAAACCTTTTACCGTGTGGTGCAGGGTCTATAAACATTTTCTTAACCCATGCAGATCCGATATTTCCTGGATTACCAGTTGCTCTCATCTGCAAGGGTATACTTGTATCTACTGTTCTTAACGATGACCTAAGAAAATGCCATATATCTGAGTTGCCATATTGCGGAAGCTCGTCCACACCGATCCATGTATATGATTGGCCCTGATATCTAAGTGCATCTTGTAAGTTTTCACAGTATCCAAACTCTATTCTTGCTCCACTTGGAAAGTGCCAAGTGTTTTCTTGTGCCTTAAACTTAGCACCTTTAAATGCTTTAGGATATATCTGTTGTGTCTGAAAGATAACATCCCTTAACTCTGGCATAGACCTACGCAATAGTAATGCCCTATGTGCAGATTTATGTGCAAACCTTAATGGTGCTATTAGTAGACTATAGGTTTTACCACCACCTCTAGCCCCACCATAAAATACTTCTCGTTCTCCTGCTGCCAGAAACTCTGTCTGTGGACCTTTATTAGGTTCAAATGCAACTTCCTGTTCTGGTGCAACTGTATCGTTAGGAAACTCAAATGTCTCTTGTTCTATATCACTAGATTTAGCAGTGGCTTTTTTAAGTCTACGTTTTGCCTGTTCTGCTTTAATGCTAGTCTGTTTAACTGTATTCTTGAGTCGCTTGACTTTCTTCTGTTCTTTATTGAGATTGGCTTCTCTTTTCTCTCTACGAGCATCAAGTTCTTCTTTCGTCCAAGCAAGTTTGTGTAATCTGGTAGCAGATAATTTCCTATTGGTTTCATTTTCTAACCACCCTGCAACCTTTCTTACTGGTTGTTGATCTTCTCTAATCTTTACTATGGCTTCTTCTAGCTTAGTCAGTACCTTTGCATCTGGGTAATAAAAAGATTTATCTTGACCCTTCTTAGCTGGATCATAACCATATGGCATTATACCTATAGATGGTATTGGTTTAGTCTTACTCCTCGTCTTCATCTTCATCTTTATTTAGTGGAGGTAAAACAACTACGGCTGATGGTGTACCCTTATGCTCTATCTTTTCAGTACGAACTAACCCTACTCTGTCTAGTACTTCTTTAGACGCTGCCAGTCTTTCCCTGTTACCTAATGCACTGGGATCATCAATAACGCTAACCATAGACAGTACTGCTTTAGGTGCATTGGCTGCTAGTACATATTCGGCTCGTTCTATTATTTCTTCTTTGAGCCTCTTGATTATTCTGGCAGGATACTCTGACTTAGAATACCCTGCACTATCCATAGCAGCCCTAAAGTTACCATTCGCATCATTAAACAGAGCGTCTAGAAATAGACTTTCCTTTTCAGTTAGGCTAGTCTTCACTTACCCATACCTCTTCTGGTAAATCCACCATACTTCATTCCATAGGTTTTCTTAGGAGTTTTGTACATTCCACCTTTACCAAATGCTTTAACTCTAGGCATACCACCCTTTTTGTATTTAGCCATACCACCCTTACGGAAGTTCATTTCTTCATCTTCTTCTTGTTGTCTTATTTCATCTTTAGTACCCATAAACTTACTCATACCCTCATCAGTAGAATCTATAGTTACTTTACCAAAGCCAGTATCAATAGTTCTCTTACCTTGGGAAAAACGACCTTTCTTCTTAGGCTCATCTTTTTTCTTTTTAGTAGTAGTTTCTGTAGATTTTTTTTCTTGTGTCGCTAGTTTTTGGGCTGCACTACGAGCTTGACCTCTTTTAGCATCACCTTCAGATGTATCTACATTAGGTTTTCTTTTGCTTATATCTAATTTCTTACTTTGTTTTTCTACAGATAGTTCGTCCTTACCTCTATCTTTTTCTGCCTGAGATACTTTAGGTGCTTTGGGTCTATTAGGTGCAGATGCAGGTGCTTTATTAGATGTTGTAACAACTTTCTTTTTATCTTTATTTTTATCATTATCCCTTTCAGTCTGTGTCTTGCTAGGTGTTGTTTGTTCAGCAGGAGATCCAGCAGACTGTCTAGCTTTAGTAGTTTTTGTTTTTTCTGCATCTATTTTCTTTTGTCTTTCGCTTGGATCAAATTTACCACTTTGTTTCTGTTCTCTTTCTAGCCTTGCTTTTTTAGGATTTAATGATGTAAGTGAATCAGGCATTTCTAAATCTAACTTATCAGCTGCTATACCTCCAGCTACTCCTCCAGCTAACGTTGCAACTGCTACAGTAGATCCTTTACCAGAACTTTTTGAACCTACAAGAGCTTGTACTTTTGCTTGTCTTTCAGGTTTTAGTTTTCCAAGTTTTGTTTGATCTATACTACCATCTCGTTTTAATATACTTTTTAATAATTTTACTTCTGCTGCTGATTTACCTGCATCTATAGACTTTTGAAGTTCTTTTCTCATTCCTGCTTGAGTGCCTTTTAAAACTTTTTTCATCCACTCTTTTGCTGGTTCAACTACTGTTTTTTTAGACATTGGTTTATTTCCTTTTGAGTTGCTAAATACTGATTGTACTTTGTTCTGTACACTTTTAGGATATTTTAATATTAACGATGGGTCTTTAATTACGGCTTTAGCAGCTGTTATACCAAGCCCTACTCCTGCTAGGATACTAAATACATCAAAAGCATCCATTACAGGATTATTTAATATTGTTTTTCTTCCGTAAATATTACCTACAGGTCTACCCTGTTTTATACTTTCTACTAAATCAAAACTATATGTATCACCTTCTCTATCTATATTACTTGCAAATTTTCTTTCACCTGTTTTTTTATCTATTCCACCTGATCCGTATCCAGCTTCCTGACCTCGTATCAATCTATCTTGTCTATACTCATCTGAGGCACTAATAAGTTCCTGATCACCTCTAAATGGTACGTCCATTTTTCTAGCTTTAGAACGTAGTTCTTTTAATAAACTTACATTTTTTTTAAACGTAGCATCAAGATTTTTATTAGACTGACGTACACCAAAAGACCTAATAAAGTTGTCTTCAACTTCTCTTAGTCTACTTTGTAATTGCTTTTGTCTAAGATTTAGTTTAGGAGCCATTATTTCCCTTTACCAATACCATTAAATAAGTCAAATAGGGTACGGACTTTCTCCTTAAGGATTTCCGTATCTGAGTGAAGTTTAGCTAAGATTACTATTAGTGTTATTAACCCGAATACGATGGGCCATATACTTGTCGCTACCTCTACTATTTCCATGTCTCATTTTCTTCTAGGTTTTCTCTTTGGCTGCATACGCCTATTTTTAGACTTTGAGATTACGGCTAGATTACTAGGTCTGTTATCTCGTGCATTACCATTTTTATGATGTACTTCTTTACCTTTTGGTGGTTTTAATTTACTGTTAGCAGCATTACGTCCTGCCCTACGTTTCTTTTGTACAGGTTTAGCATGATACTCGTCATACTCTTTCCTATAGTTGCGCTTTCGTTTAGCTGTAGGAGCCACTTTTCTTGCCTTTATATAATGGTCCTCTTTTTGATACTCTTAATGTACCACCGCTTTTCATACCCTTACGATTTTCTCTAACAATACCGTCTTTTTTAGCTTCTAGTCTTTTGAGTTCTTTTTCTTCTTGTGGTGTAAGTTTTTTATTTTTTAATGACTTTAATTCTTTTTCTAACTTTCTTTTCTTTTCGTAATCTTTTGGTAAGTTTTTAAATTCTACCTTTAAACCCATTTTAATGTCTCCATACCCTAATAAAAGAAAGGGGGAGGTAACTGCTTAACCTTCAACCCCTTTAAATGCAATCACTGGACCCTAGAAGGTCATACTTCTAACCACGAACCCCTCAAGATAAAGATTAAAAGTACGCAGTTTTATTAGTTTCGTATTATATCATATGTATATATCACTGTCAAGTAAAAAATGATACTAGTAATAACTTTATGTACCCTTGTCGTATTTTAGTACAGGAAACCCCTCTACTTTATCTTTCCATACTAACCACTGATATGAGTGAATGGGGCTATGTTTCCTCTCGCTACTCCAATATGGTCTAAACTGTAGTCTGGTAGCACCTGCAAAGTGTTTATTATTAAAGAATTTATCACGAGTAGATGCACAATCCCATTGCACACGAACTAATATAGTAGCAAACTCTATATGACCTTTCTTAACTGTATCAATAATCTGTTCTACTACACCATCTACTACCCCTTTTTTGTATGGAGGGTTAGTTATTATTGATCTATACTCTCCTAGTGTCTCTTTAAACGTACCATTAACAGCAGGTTTAAGTGGTGTAGGTTCACCTACCTTAGTACAGACATCTATTGCAGGTAGTGGAAAGTCCCATGTGTTAAGAAGTGCTTTCATACAACGTCTATCTATAGTAGGATAATGATCATTCTCTCTTCTTTCATACGATGAGTGTGTAAAATAGTTATGTTGCATTATTATACTCCTATTTATATAGGTATATTTACATATAGTAGCAATATTAGATATAAGTGTATATTATATACCTGTTTACATACACTATAATATAGTATAGTATATATACTCTGTATATAGTCTCGCTGATGCTCGACTAAAAAGTGATTATATCACGGATATACGAGTTTGTCAAGTAAACTTTTGTTACAGTATATTACAATACAAATATTACCCTATACCCCGACTTTTTGTACTATTATTATACTATTTTATTGTTTTATATCAAGGTGTTGACAACCTATTTTTGATAATTTTGCATAACGGTGTATATATATACGCTATGGGCTGCCGTGGCTACCGCCCACCCGACTTGCCGAGCAATCCTATCACATCTCGACTGTAAAAAATAATTAATTAGTGTGGGAAAATAATTGATAAATCAAATCCTAGCCAATAAAACCGAATAGCTCGATTAGGATTCAAATAATATTGGCACGAAAAAAGTACACCCAGCCTCGAATCATTTTGTGCATATCCCACCAACCTAAATGCAAATGCGAATCATTCGCAACAAAATCTATCATGGTGCTGCGCCTATCATGATCTTCCTATCC